TGGGTACATAGTGAAACACCATGCCCCTGATTCGGTACTCCTGGAACCGGGTGGCAATCCTTGCCAGCCACGGGAAAGTGGTTGCAATGCCAGGGTTAAGCTCAAACGACTGGTTGACGGTGAAGGTTGTATTGCTACGGACCTCTCCGAGGTACTCCTTGTGCCGAATGACGACCGACTGGTCGTTTCTATGCATGTCGGGGATACCATTGGAGCCCTTGAGCGCGGAGGTCACGATAGTATTGCTACCCACCGTGTAATCTCCGGCTCCCAGCCACTTGCTCACCGCTGCACCGAGGCTGCTGCCTGCGGCAGACCCGGCCATTGGCATGCCCACCATACCACCGATGGCGGACCCACCGAGGCCGCCCAGGTTACGCAGGGCTCGACCGAGGAGGCCGATCTCCCGCGCAGCTGATGCTGCCCGAGTGGGGTTCTTTACTCTTTTCTTGCCTACAACCACACGTCGCTTGGTTTTCGGCATTTTATGCTTTTTCTGTGTTTTCTTGGGCTGTTCTCTCTCAATTGATCTTGGAGAATACCCATGCCTTTACGGCAGAACAGTTGTTAACAATGGTGTGTCGTTGTGTATCTCGTCTCGTACTCGGCGGGCATCCAGCTCGAACTCTTGCAGGTGGCGCTCTATGGCTACCTGCTCGTCCGGGGATATTCCCCATGCCTCGAATACTTGCACTCGCGTCCATGCGTCAGGCTCTCGGTAGTGCTCCCTCATGCCTTTCGACATTAGGCGCATACCTGTAGCGAATGTTGGGTCGTCAGCCATCCTGCTCGACGTATTACACCCAATGCGCTGGTAAGCCTGGTAGAAGTCCTGTAGCACCGGCACTCCGCCAGTCAGCCACAGTCCTCCTGTCCCCACCGCGGTACACCATTTCTGGCGGTGCGCCGCATTGGTGAGGGGATGGACGGTCATTGTGTCCTTGCGTAGCGTGGCCGGGATGTTTCGTACCATGCGACAAGAGTCGCCGATCTCAATAGGATGCATCTGGCAGAACTCTATCTGGTGCAACTCAGATCGGAAGAGCA